TATGCCTGGCGAATTATCTCACTTTTCGTTACGCCGTGAGGAGGTCTGTCCCTGTGAAGATCAACGGTGATGATATTGTCTTTCGGGCGACTCAGCCAGAGGTCGACAGTTGGTTCTCTTTTGTAGGGAGATCCGGTCTAGTTGTCTCTGCGTCTAAGACGCTCGTTAGTTCAAGATGCTTCTCGTTGAACTCGACATACTTCCTCTCTACTCACGCGGGCGCACTCTTGTGTCCTCATTTCCGTTCCTCCGCCGTACAAAAGAAATGCGAGGATATGGGGGCCCTCGCGGGCCGCGTGATGCAAATTAAGAGAGATCTCACGGCGGGCGCCATGCGGAATTTAGCATTGAAGACGTTGTTGACGAGGAATCTTCATGTTATTTATCCGGCGCAGGGGAGTTTCGAAAGGCGGTATTCTGTCCACATTCCTTCGGGAGTACTGAGAATGACGGGATTGGATGATCGGGAGTCTTTTTACCAAGGACTTCCCGATGAACCAAACCCTCTTCCGAAGTATCAGGAGGTGCGACAGCAATCGATACCGTTGACGTGGAAGAAGGAATCGCTTGCTCCAATGAAGTACCAGAATCGGGTTCCAGATGACGAGGTGGCCAAAACCATGGTCGATCGCGCTTGGACGGAACCCATTATTAGGGAAACAAAGGAGGAGTACTGGTCGAGAGTCAGGGACAAGAGTCGTAAGTATATTCGATTTGGGGGTGTTGCCCTCAAAATATACGCTAAACTCAATAAGGTCAAGTTTGTCCCTCCCCTCAAGCGATTCCCAGAAAAACAAAAAATATGGACAAAGGAGAGTGAGGGCGCGTTTAATGTGCCAGTTGCCTTCGTGCTGGGCGGTGTGGTCGGGTAAGACCTAGAATTTCTCCGAGGACGTCATTGTACCTCGAAAGCCACTGCGGTGTGATTGCCCTGCGCAATGAAATGTAATTTGCCAGAATCCATGGCTTAACCCGATGAAAAGGGTGGAACCCGGGGGGGTAATGGTCCCCGGTTAAAGTAATACAAAGGAGTTGCATCGGCAACAGTGAAGTGAATAGTGGTCCCCAAACGAGTGACTACCGGATCGTAATAGGGTTCGAATCCCTTCCCGGCGGGGTTGAAGAAGGAGTGTGTAGTGCGGGATGACTAGGAGAATTCTGGGCACCGGTTAACCGAGCCAGACGACGCTACAGGAAGTTCGAGCTGAGGAAGCAACTCTCTTGTAAGTGGT